TTAGAGAGATATGGCAAGAAACTACAGAGAAAGACGCTCTAATAGGTGTTTCTATGACTGGAATTGGAAGTGGTGTAGTATTAGGATATGATTTAGAAAAATCTGCTGATATAGTAAAGAGAGAAAATAGTAGAGTTGCTAAATTAATAGATATTAAAAAGAGTTCTAGGTGTACCACAGTAAAACCTGCGGGAACAACATCCCTTACTTTAGGGACATCATCAGGAATACATGCTTGGCACAATGATTACTATATTAGAAGAATTAGAGTGGGTAAAAATGAATCTATATATAAACATTTAATTGTTCACCATCCTGAGTTGTTAGAGGATGATTTCTTTAGGTCACATGATACGGCAATTATCACTATCCCACAGAAAGCACCGAAAGGTTCAATATTAAGAACGGAATCACCATTTGACCTTTTAGAAAGAGTTAAAAAAGTGGCGATAGAATGGGTAAAAAGTGGACACAGAAATGGTTCTAATACTCACAACGTTTCCGCAACTATATCACTTAAAGAAGAAGATTGGGAATTAGCTGGAGAATGGATGTGGACAAATAAAGAACATTATAATGGGTTATCTGTATTACCTTATAATGGTGGTTCATATACACAAGCCCCTTTTGAAGATATCACTGAAGAAAAGTATAATGAAATGGTAAAACATTTAAATAACATTGATTTATCTCTAATCGTAGAAGAAACTGACGAAACGGATTTAAGTGGTGAATTAGCGTGCGCTGGGTCATCTTGTGAAATTAAATAAAATGATAAACTCAACAGAAGATTGGATATATGATTTATACGTTAAAGAAACTATAAATCGTAAGATAAAACCAATACCCAAGGATCAACACGTAAGTAGGGGTAGTTGTTGTGGAAATGGATGTCTATATTGTCCATACATACCCAAACACGAAAAAGGAGCAACAAAAATCAAATAATTAAAAGTCAGAGAAATCTGACTTTTTTTATTATTAACCTTTCCTTCCAAAAAATAAATAATAGAATATTTATATATACAAATGGCAAAACAAAGGTTTATAAATATTGATTTTCCCTTTAAAGATAGCCCCGAAGGGTTTTACTTTAACTTAAACGCAACTGACGCAGATGCTGTTAGGGCAGATTTATTACATTTACTATTAACAAATAAAGGTGAAAGATTATATATGCCTGATTTCGGTAGTGATTTAAAAAAATATATTTTTGAACCAAACGATGGTGTTACTCATTCAGAAATAAAAGACAATTTGAATGAAACCATTAAAAGGTATATGCCAAACTTAACAATTGATAGTATAAAATTTAGAAATGATTCTATTGAAGAATTAATAATAGTAGAACTAACATATACAGTAACCGAGGGTACTTTTAATAGTACCGATACTGTTACATTAACATTTTAAAATATGGCAACAAAGAAAATTGATTATAATGCTAGAAATTTCGCAGATGTAAGGCAACAATTAATAAGTTTCATACAACAGTATTATCCAGAGATATTTTCAGATTTTAATGATGCGTCTGTTGGTATGATGTTATTGGAATTAAACGCGGCTGTTGGTGATATGTTATCTTTCCAAACGGATAGAATGTTTAACGAAACTCAAATAAGTTACGCACAAGAAAAGTCATCCCTATTAGAAATAGCTAGAACTTTTGGTTTAAATGTTCCAGGTAAGAGACCAAGTATCACTATAGTTGATTGGGTGGTTAGTAATGTTCCAGTAAATGGTGACACATTTGACATTCAGTACGCACCTAAGATATTAAAAGGTGGGCAAGCAACTGGGGCTGGTAAAGTATTTGAGTTGTTAGAGGACTGTGATTTTACATCACCATTTACAACTGGCGGTATCCCTAATAGACAGATAATTCCACAAATTGATGGTAGTGGACAGATACAAAGTTATGACATCAAAAAGAGAGAGATTGTTGTTAATGGATTTACAAAAATTTATAAAAGACTAATTAACCCTGAAGATTATAAACCATTTTTAGAGGTTATATTACCAGAAAGTAATGTATTATCTATAGAAAATATTGTAACAAAGGAGGGTACAAATTTAACAAGTATCCCAACCCCTACAGAATTTGCAGACTTTGATTTAAACTGGTATGAAGTACCAGCGTTAGCTCAGGCAGAAATTTATATAGAGGACGATAATAAAGTTTCAGATAGAGAAGGTGTTGTTGTTGGAAAATGGAAAAACGCATCAAAAAGATTTATAAAAGAATTTACGGATAAGGGATTTTGTAAAATTATATTTGGAGCTGGTGACGCTGACATATCAGATTTAAATGATTTTGTTGGTTGTAGAGGACAAATAGAAAGAATTGGTAAAACAATTAATAACTTATCTTTGGGAGAGATACCAAAACCAAGTCAAACAATGTTTATTAAATATAGGGTTGGTGGAGGAACCGCATCAAATATTGGTGTAAATACTTTAACAAAGTTAGGTTTGGTAAATGTTATAGTTAACGGTATAGATAAGAATACTAATAGGATTATAAAAGATAGTATTAGTGTTAATAACCCTATTCCCGCTTTAGGTGGTAAAGAAGCCCCATCAGTGGAAGAAATTAGGAATTTAGTTCGTTATAACTTTTCCGCACAAGATAGGTGTGTAACAATAAAAGATTATCAGAGCAGAGTACCACTAATGTCGGGAAGATTCGGTGTACCATTTAGAACTGGTGTGTGGGAAGAAAGGAATAAGGTTAATGTATCTATATTAGCATTAGACGCTAATAATAAACTAACCACACAAGCAACATCAGCATTAAAACAAAATATATCAGAATATTTGGCGGATTATAGAATGTTAAATGATTATGTCACAATAAAAAATGGTAGAGTGATTAACATAGGATTTGAAGTTGATTTATTTATTGAGAAATCAATACCTAAAGGAGAGGTAATTAGTAATGTAATAACCACAATTAAAGAATATTTAGATATAAATAAATGGGATATGGGTGATAACATTTATCTCTCACAGTTAGTAGAAGATGTTAATAATGTAGGGGGTGTGTTAAACGTAACAGATTTAAGGGTTTTTAATAAAGTAAATGAAAATTCCAGATACTCACTTAATGAGATTGCTCAACCATATATAGATGAAGATAAAAGACAAATAGATTTGTTGGGAAAATATACGTTATTTGGGGCACCGAATAGCATGTTTGAAATAAAATACCCTAATACGGATATAAAAGTCACAATTTCTACTTCATAGTAATTACTTTTAAAAAAAATAAATTACTTTTATAGAAAAATAAAGTTATGGGATGTAAAACATGTAAAGATAAAAAAAAGTCAAAACAGAGTAACCAAGATGGTGTAGAATATAAAAATGTCGGAAGTGATAACACTGATGGGGTTATTAATAATGATGACGTTGTAAATTTAATTCCTGAAGCATTTCAAAACGGAGACTTCAGTGGTAATTTTATGTTTAAAGTTGTTGCGTTTATTGCGTTAACTATTGCAATACCTCTAATAATAATATTATTGATGGGGAAGATGTTTTTAACATTCTTTATGCCCAAGTCGTTACCAAAGGTTGGTAAAAGAGTGACAAAGTTCTTTTTGGGTGGTATAGGGAGGTACGGTAAATTTTTAGCAAATAAAGAAGTTAGAAAAAGAAAAAGACAATTTGAAAAAAATGGTGGGTATGAAGAAGTACCTGACCCATTTGGGTATGAAGATGATTATGAAGATGTAGATGGGGATCTTGTTGATATAACTATTCACGAAGATAATAACGAAAAGGAGTAAATAAATTTTAGATGTCTAAATCGTATAGGATTAGAACAACACCGGGTGAGGATAATGGATATTTAAAGGTTAATGTTGATCTTAAACAAGATTATGATCATTTAGAAATTTTAAGTTTAAAGATTTCCCAGATCGATGAATATCAGAATTATTGTTCTGATTATGGTGTAATAGCTGGTAGGGTTGACATAAATAACGGATTTGGGGTTCCAAATGTTAAGGTATCAATATTTGTTCCTGTGGAAGATGTTGATTTGAGTGATCCGGTTATATCTCAGTTATACCCATACGAAGACCCTTTTCCCGATAAAAAGAATATTAATGGTATTAGGTATAATATATTACCTAAAAATAAACAAACTTTAGATCATACCCCTGTAGGAACATTTCCAAAGAAAAGAGAAATTTTGGATGATGCAACTACATTAGAAATGTATGAAAAGTATTATAAGTTTACCACAACAACAAATAAATCTGGTGACTATATATTATTTGGTGTACCTTTGGGTGACCATTATTTACATTATGACTGTGATGTCAGCGACATTGGTTTTATTTCGTCTAGACCATATGAAATGATGTCAGAAGGTTATAGTGAAGAGTTATTTGATACTAGATTTAAGTTTAAGAGTGGAAATAATTTAGATAGTTTGGCTCAGATATTTTCACAAAACATTCCTATCACAGTAGAACCATTCTGGTGTGATAGTTTAAGTGTCGGGAGCGCACTTGGTATTAATAGGTTAGACTTTTCCATAGGGTACGAAATTACCCCCACCGCCATTTTTATGGGTAGTATTTTTAGCGATGA